TTTATTATTCTCTTACTCTCAGCTCTCTGAATGCGACAGCGGCCGCCGCACCGACGTTGAGCGAATCGACACCGTGATACATAGGTATCTTTACCGTGTAATCACAGCCGTCTATAGTCTTCTGCGACAGTCCGTAACCCTCAGAGCCGAGTATTATAGCAAGCCGTTCCTCACTCTGAAGCGTCTTGTCATCAATACTTACCGAGTTATCTGTGAGTGCCATTGCCGCTGTTTTAAAGCCGAGCGAATTAAGATAAGCGGGGCCGTGTGATTGCCACCAATGCTCATCCTCTCCGATATATCCCCACGGGATAAGAAATACCGTTCCCATACTTACTCTTATGGCTCTCCTGCAAAGAGGGTCACAGCAGGACGGGGTTATCAGCACAGCGTCTATGCCGAGTGCCGCCGCAGAGCGAATTATTGCTCCTGTGTTGCTGACATCGGCTATATTTTCGAGCACGGCAATCCTTCGTGCGTTTTTGCAAAGCTCCTCTGCCCTTTTCGGTGCAGGACGCTCCATAGCGCACAGCATTCCCCGTGTCAGCTCATAGCCTGTAAGCCCGGACATTATCTTACTGTCGGCGGTATATACCGGAATATCACCGCACCGCTCTATTATGCCGTTTGCACGGTCATTGATATACTTCCTGTCTGTGAGCATCGAAATAGGCTTACAGCCTGCGTCAAGGGCTACTTCTATAACCGTCTGACTTTCGGCTATGAATATTCCGTGTTCATATTCGTACACCTTGCGAAGCCGTGCATCTGTCAGGTGAGTGTATATTTCAAGCTCGGGTATATTTATATCGGCAACATCTATTATTTCAGCCATATTGTTTATTATTTCCTTTCGGGCGGACTTTTTCGTATTGCAAATAATATCGAAAAGTGATAGAATATTATCACAGCGCATCCGCTTGTCGCACTGAATATTATAGCGTATCGGGCGGATGTTGTCAAATATGGCGGTACTAAAAATATATTACGAAAAGACGGCAGGTATGGATTACTTATACAAAATCACAGTGGAAATAGACGATGAAAAAGTGCTGAGCTTACAGCAACATGATTTGGATGCGGTATATAAGACAGTAAGAGAAGCGTTTGCAGGGTGTAATTTTAAAGAAGTGCCGACAGATAATAAGCGGCTTGCTTTTGTTATCGGGGACGGTAGCGATTCTTTCAGCGAAGTCGGAATCGTGGCAAATGCGCTTCACGACAGCTGGCTCGGCAAGTACCTGAAAAAGATGGAATGGTACGATATGAGCGATGACAGCACTGAGGATATGCTCAGAGAAATACAAGAATTTGACAACGAATACGGCAAATAAATTTAACGGAGAACATTATGAAAACAGGACTTGTGCTTGAAGGCGGTGCTATGCGTGGAATGTACACGGCAGGCGCACTTGACGTACTTCTTGAAAACGATATAAATTTTGACGGGATAATAGGAACATCGGCAGGTGCGGTGTTCGGAGTGAATTTCCTGTCAAGGCAGGACGGCAGGGTCATCCGCTACAACTGCCGCTTCAACGGCGACAGGAACTACATGGGGATAAAGCCGTTACTTAAAAGCGGCGACTTTTTCAACACGGAATATGCCTATTACAAAGTGCCGAACGAGCTTGATATATTCGATGACGAAACCTATCAGAAATCGGACGTGCCTTTTTATGCAACGGTGACCGATGTAAAAACGGGAAAGCCGGAGTATCTGAAGGTTGAAAGCGTACTTCGGGATATGGAAATGCTCCGTGCTTCTGCTTCGATGCCGTTCATATCAAAGCCTGTTATAATCGGCGGCAGGGCGTATCTTGACGGAGGAATTTCCGACAGCATACCGTTTGAGCATTTTTCTGAAATGGGATACAAAAAGCAGGTGGTAATCCTCACCCGTGATATGAACTACCGCAAAAAGCCGATGAACAAACTGCTGATACGCTCGTTCTACGGTAAATTTCCCGACTTATGCAAGGCGCTTGAAAACCGTCACAATGTCTACAACGAAAGCATAGACAAGCTATGCGAACTTGAACAAAGCGGCAAGGTGTTTATTATCCGTCCGTCTGAGCCGATAACGATAAGCAGAACGGAGAGAAATCCCGACAGGCTGAAAAGCGTTTATGAGCTTGGAAGGAAGGATATGAAAATGTATCTTGAGGGTCTTGAAGAATTTTTGGAGAAAGAACAGGAAATATAAATGGCAAACAAGAAATGTCCCGTTGCGAAAAAATGCAGTGGCTGTCAGCTGTCTAATATGACATACGAACAACAACTTGAATGGAAGCAAAAGGATACCGAAAAGCTGCTCGGCGGTTTTGGCAAGGTATCTAAAATTATAGGTGCGGACGACCCGTATAACTACAGAAACAAGGTGCAGGCGGTATTCCGCTCTGACAGAAACGGCAGGATAATCTCCGGCGTATATCAGTCATCCAGAAACGGCATTGTCGGAATTGACAGCTGTATGCTTGACGATAAACGTGCGGACGAGATAATCGTCGGCATAAGAGAGCTGCTCAGATCGTTCAAATTACATCCTTATGACGAGGGTACGGAGCGTGGCTTTTTACGTCATGTGCTTGTCCGTGTCGGAAAGAATACGGGAGAGATACTGGTTACTCTTGTCGGCGGAAACTCAATGTTCCCTAAAAAGCACGACTTTGTGAAAGCGCTTGTAAAGCGGTTCCCGGATATTACGACTGTGACATTCTCGGTAAACCGCACTCCCGAAATGCTTCTTCTCGGAGAAAATAGCGAGGTGCTTTACGGCGAGGGATACATTACGGATATTCTTTGCGGAAAAAGATTCAGAATATCTCCGCACTCGTTCTATCAGATAAATCACGCACAGACCGAAAAGCTGTACGACTATGCTATAAAGGCGGCGAAACTCACGAAGAAAGACGTTCTGCTTGACGCATACAGCGGAATAGGCACGATAGGCATAATAGCGTCTGACTATGTAAAGCAGGTACAGGGCATTGAATACAACGCATCAGCCGTCCGTGACGCAGTAAAGAACTGTCACGAAAACGGGCTTACCCGCAACATTGCTTTTAACCGTGGCGATGCAGGCGAATTTCTTGAAAAGAAGGCAAAGCTCGGCACGCATTATGACGCAGTGATTCTCGACCCTGCAAGGACGGGAGCGGACAGAAAGTTTTTAAACTCGCTCATAAAAATCGCACCGGAAAGAATAGTTTATATTTCCTGCAATCCGGCTACGCAGGCAAGGGATCTGAAAACGCTAACGAAAAAGTACACAGTGACCGATATTCAGCCGTTTGATATGTTCCCGCATACGAGGCATGTTGAGTGCGTGGTGGTGATGTCAAGGAAAGCAGAGTAAATCGGGATATGCGGCTTAACGGTGCGGTTTGTGCGTGTTGGACAAACTGTACTGTTTTGGCAGGATATGGCGGTTCGGCGTATAGGGTAATATGTCTGCGGTGACAGCAGTTTCGCAGCGATACACGGGGCGTGGGTCGGGTGTGCGGAAGTGCTGTGATAGTGGGAGGAGATGATGTTACGGTTTTATGAAGTATTTTAGGGGGATGATAATAAATCAATCGTTTTGAATATTATTGCATTTTCGTACAGCGGGTTCATAGTTTGAAAAGGAGAAAATATAAAAGTATGGATTGTTTACTTGAACTACTTGACAGCTATAGATGCCATTTGAAACGCGGCAATGAATCAATGGTTAATTTTCTTAGGAACAATTATAAAAATTATATTAGCGATGTAAAAAAAGCTCTAAGACCTGAAGACAACAAATTAGTGGGTGAAGAAATGTGCCAGATGGTTTCTCAAGTCATTAACGATGTCGAGAATAATTCAAATATGTTAATCGAGGTTTTAGAACTGTATAATTGTGGTAAAATAGTGTCTGCATCTAACAAAGCATTTGAAGTGTTCAATAATATGAAGCCTCAACTAATGCAAAGATATTCAGGAGCATTCCGTTTAGAAACATATTATAGAATTCGTCCCTTTAATAATAAACACCCCTTCACATTAGAAAGGAAAGAACTATTTCATATTCCGCATTATAAGAATTATCTTGTAAGAACAGAACGATACAGTATGCCAGGACACCCATGCTTATATCTCGCGTCACAGGCTGAATTATGTTGGTATGAATGTGGGAAACCAGATAAATTTGCTATTTCAAAATTTGATATTCCTCAAACAGAAGATAGTAATTTTAAGTTTATTGATTTTTCAGAAAAACTAATGCCATTAAAGCATTCTTTCTTTTGTTGGTTTAATAATGAAGAAGATAAAGAATTAGTTAGAAAGTATTTGCTTAAATATATCTGTACATATCCACTAAGAGCAGCTTGCTCAGTTATTGTAGAACACCCTGGAAGTAGTTTCATAGAAGAGTATGTTATCCCACAGTTATTACTCCAATGGGTAATAAACGATGATGATTTTGACGGAATTAGATATGAATCATGTGGCTCATCTGATGAGGTTAAAAGTATGGGAGGACACAATATAGTTTTGGTAACCAAGAGCTTTGATAATGACGGATTTGATGAAAAACTCCGAGAGACTATTAAGGTTGGCGAACCATCGTTGTTTGATATTAATAGTATTTCTATTAACCCACGACTTGATGATTGTTTAATTGGAAAAGATATAAAGGAAGAACCATTCTTTTGGGGACTTGAAGATTTGTCTATACAGTTTGAAAGAATATAGAATAATCTCCAATTGCTGGACATATCCAGCAATTGGAGATTTACTACTTGTATATTCCTTATCCCTCAATCTCAATAATAACCCCCGACTTCAGCTCCACAGAAAACCTATCATCCCACACAACAATCTCCTTAAGCCACCGCCGGGCAAGGCTCTCGTCAAATTCGGTCATCTCAGAATCATGCTGCTCGATGAACTCGTTCAGCTCATTTATACGCTTGACCTGTTTATCACGGACGGCGGTGTCGGTGAAGTTCTTCTGTTTCATCTCACGAATCCGGAATATCTCATCGGCAATGTCGTTGTAGTCCTCCTTGCGGGAAGCATGGTTGATAAGCTCCTGCTGAAGTTCGACAAGCCGCTTTTCTATCTCCAGAGCCTCGTCATCAGCATACCCGCGAATCACCGCTGCAAGGTTATCCCGAAGCCTCTTCTGATAGGTGCTTCTGCTGCCGAGGAGCTCATTGAATGCCTGCACGACCATATTTTTCAGCACTTCTTCGTTTACCGTACGGGCATGGCAAATCACACCTGTAGGCTGCAAACGGCTAAGGCAGCGCCAGACAATTGAGCGGCAGCCATGATTGTTTCAGTGAACACGGCGAAACAATTCGCCGCACTCTCCGCAGACTATCATCTGCGAAAAAACATGGTTACTGCTTAAACCGTGATTTCTCCCATTCGGGCTGACCTTTACAAGCCTGCGGCGCACAAGTTCGTCCTGCACCCGCATAAAAATCTCTTTAGGAATAATTGCTTCGTGGTCGTTCTCGACATAGTACTGCGGCATTATTCCGTTATTCTTTATACGCTTTTTGGAAAGATAATCCACCGTGTAGGTCTTTTGCAGAAGCGCATCGCCCATGTACTTTTCGTTGCGCAGTATCTTGGCTACAGTGCTTGTATGCCAGCGTGGATTTCCTGCGCCGGTGAGTATTCCGTCACGCTCCAGACCGGCGGAGATTTTATCTGTGCTGTAACCGTCAAGGTATTCACGGTAAATTCTCCGCACTACCTCTGCCTGCTCCGGGTCGATCACAAGTCTGCCGTTCTCGTCCTTGGTATAGCCGAGGAAGCGGCTGTGGTTGACCTGCACTTCCCCACGCTGATAGCGGAACTGCAAGCCGAGTTTCACATTCTGACTAAGCGATTGTGATTCCTGCTGTGCAAGCGAAGCCATTATCGTAAGCAGGACTTCGCCCTTTGCGTCCAGCGCGTTGATATTCTCTTTCTCAAAGAACACAGGGATATTCCTGTCCTTAAGCTGACGTATGTATTTCAGGCAGTCAAGCGTGTTACGGGCAAATCGGCTTATGGACTTTGTGATAATCATGTCGATTCTGCCGTCCATACAGTCGGCTATCATACGGTTGAATTCCTCACGCTTTTTGGTATTCGTGCCGGAGATACCGTCATCGGCGTAAATACCCGCAAATGCCCACTCGGGATTTCGGGTAATCTGCTCTGTATAATGCGACACCTGGGCTTCGTAGCTGGTCGCCTGCTCATCGCTGTCCGTGCTGACGCGACAGTACGCAGCCACCCGAAGCTTTGGTTTTTCCGTTTCATTCTGCTGTGAGTTAGCCCGCTGGGGTCTTGCCGGGATTATCGTTATGTTACTCAATGTTCGTCACCTCTGTCTTTATCAATCCATACATATATTCTGCCTGCCGAATGGGATCCTCGAAGTAATCCGCTGCGCTGATAAATGTGAACCGCACAGGGACATTCACCGACCGTTCTTTTCTTACATGACCGTTTCTGCCGAGCCGTTCAGCACGGCTCTGAAGCGCAGCGTATAGGAAGATTCGGAATAGACACGCACCTTGTTTCCACGGATACGCATCTCGACTGTGTACATGGATGGATTGGTACGAAGGTCGGCATTTGCCGTCCGCTCTATGGTCTGGCTATAGCTTCCAAGTAGCGTGCTGTCGTTATATAATTCAACGGTCTGTGTGTTGTAATTCAGGCAGCAGAATAGATCACCGCAGAATACTCCGGCCTTGCCACTTCCTGTCGCAGGGAAGACCAGCCTTGCCCGCAGGTGAATATCGGAAAAGCCGTCGTATCGCCATGCGAGCTTTCCGGAGCCGTCAAGCTGGGAGTAGACGCGGCTTTCGGAATATTCATCTTCGTGCCATACCGTCCAAGAGCCTGAAAGGGTCGTCCAGTAGTTTGTTTGCAGCACACCGTAGTCCCGGAAATCCTCATACCAGATAAGGGCAGAGTCCGGCTTTCGCCTCAGCATTTCGCAGGTGAGCTTGAAAGCTCTGTCCAGCTGACACTCGTTGCCGTCCACGTCGATAAAGTGGCGTGGAGAGAGCGTAAAGGTCGCAGTGCCCGCAGAGGGAGCCTCCGAAAAGCTGCCTTCCATGAAGTCGTAGACCTGCGGAAGCGCCCAAGGCACCATGTCGTAATCGTCCCAGTATGCGAGGATCGGGATGAAGGGCTGCGGTGGAACATCGTCCGTGAAGTTGTATTGTCCGGTCATCCAGTTCTTTGCCGCATAGTAGGTATTTGATGTGCCGCGATAGGTTTTACCGAGGTTTGCAGGAAGATTATAAATCTGCCAGTTCCAGCCGTATGCAGGAAGGCCGAAGAATATCTTCTCCGGATTCATGACCGTGACCGCGTAGTCGTAAATGCCCTCAAGCCAGTCCCTTGGAGAGACGGCTCCGGGAGCAGAGCCTGCCCACGCCATGCCATAGCTCATGATGGCTGCCGTATCGCAGTAAGCGTTGAGGTCGCCGTAAACGCACCAGTTTTCACCTCCGACCGAGCCGTTGATGGAATTCATACACGGCAGGCGTATATTCATGAGTTTGCTGCTGTCATAATCTTTTACTGTGTTATAGATATTCCGAAACATCGCCGTAGAGGCAGCGTGCGTGGAATATCCGTCGCCTTTCTCAAGGTCAATGTCGATGCCGTCGCGCCACGGGTATTTTTCCATAATGCGGACGATCTCCGAAAGGAAGGTATCCTGAGCGCCGTCGGTGTTATCCCGGAGAGCTGCAAAGATACTGTTCGTGCCATCGTTGGACATAGTCAGCAGCCATTTGATGTGTGGCCATCGGTTGATGTATGTCAGCATATTGGAAATAGCCACGCCGCTTTCCGTGATGATACCGGTGCGCGATACCTTAAAAGAAAAGAGACCCACCTGTGACAGGCGGTCTCCATATGCGGCAAGTGCCTGATACATTCTGGAATTGCCCATGAATGTCCAGGCCATGCACTTGTGGCCTTTCAAATAATCATAACTCACAGGGCATCACCTCCGTCCCGCATTTCCTGAAATACTACATAGATTCGAGCCGATTTTTTTATCCTCGACTGTGATCGGGTGCTTGCTGTCACCGGCAGCAGAGTATTGAAAAAAGCCGTTCTTGGCTGTTGCAGCGCCGTTCTTCAGGCACTCCCTTGTAGAAGCGAAAAGGTCAAATTCATCACCGGCAGTCGCTGCTGCTTTGAAAGTTGCCTTATGGGCACCTTCACCCAGCGCCAGTGATATACTCCCGGCAGCCATTGCCTGAATCGGATAGACCTTGTAGTCAAGACCGGCAGCAGTGGAGCCGATATTGAAGATGACGCAGGTTGCAGCTGAGCGGACGATACCGTTATAAAATCTCTTGTCTGCTTTAGCGTCATCGCCATCATATTTTTCCAGAAGTGTTTCGGTATTGATGACAAAGCCTGTGACTTTATCACCTTCCTGCAGCATCAGGTCGGTAAACCAGACTGAACCGGTGCAATCTGTGATGGTGGGCTTCACCGTAATGTTTATGACGCGCTTATTCTGCTTTTTTGTAATTGTCTCTGTAAAGCGTGTAAACTCTGGCATTTATCCGTCCTCCGTCCATTGAATTTCTGATACATGGCCTACCCAGCCGGTTGCGATGGAGCCGCCTTGCAGGAGCCCAGCTTGTCAAGCCAAGTGCAACATATTTTTATATTTTTTGATAAACTCAATGTGAGAAAGGTAACCAAGGCATTTGCGAGGTCTGTTATTTATCAAGGAAACAACAGAATCCAGTTGTTCCTGTGGCAGTTTGCGGAAATCAGTTCCTCTGGGAAAGAAAAAGCGAATCAGACCATTTATATTTTCGTTGCTTCCTCTTTGCCAAGGAGAATGCGGATCAGCAAAATATACCTTTAAATGGTTCTCCCTTTCAATTTCTTTGAAGCCGTTAAACTCTGAGCCATTGTCCAAAGTCAAAGTAATCGGCTGTATCAATTCCGACACTTTTGAAAAAGCGGTCGAAAAAGCATTGTTGATAACAGATATAGTTTTATCTTCACACTTAGCCGCAACAAGCAAGCGTGAACATCTGTCAATCGCTGTTACTAAGTAGCCTTTTCCGACAGAGCCGTAAATCGTATCGCCTTCAAAATCACCTAATCGAGTACGGTTATTTATATCTATCGGTCTGTCGTGAATCGAGTTTTCAAGAAATCGTGTGTAAGATTTCTTTTCGCTGTTGTAAGGCTTTGCCTTTCTTCTGAAATGCGTATTCGGCTTGATTCCCGGAAATTGTCCGGTTCTTACAGCTCGGTAAATTGACGAAAACGATAGTCTTGTTGAATGTTCAACATTCCATCTGCCTGCAATAATCTCAGGTGACCAATACTTTAATAACGCTTCATGAGTAAATCTGTACATTTCGCTGTCTGTCAGCAAACGATTCTTTCTGTGACTGTTTTTTCTTCGGCAGATGTACTTGACGTTTGCTCCCCAGGCATGATAATGCTTTTTCTTTTTGCTCCAGTTGCGTTTAATTTCTCGGCTTATTGTCGACGGGCTTCTTCCGAGTATTGATGCGATTTTTCGCATACTTAATCCCTCTGAAAAAAGTTTTTGTAGACAAATTCGTTCATCTAGTGTAAAATGTGTGTAGGACTTCATATTGACCTCCGTGTTTTTGTATTTGTGGTTATTTACATTTTACACTAAAGTTGATATGAAGTCTATCTTTTTTCTGTTGCACTTGTTATTATAATCTGCCTACCGTTGCCGTCCGGGAGAGGCTGATCCAGAGAAGTAATGTCACCTCCTGCATGGTATTCGCAGCCGATGCAGTCGCCGTCACATTTCCAGATGAAGCGGTAAGGACACATGCACCTGCCGTGATCCTGCTCTTTGTGGCGAATACGGTCGGCTTCCTTATAGAAAGAGTCGTGCTGAGCTTTGGTGACCGGCACTTTCTCGCCGGTGCTTCGAACGTAGATAAAATAGGTCTTCTGATTGTCATTGTTTTGCATAATGAAAGCCCTCCTTCGGCTTTTGCCGAAATGGAGAGCTCCAGACATGCAAAACCATACCACAGGTGTGAGGGCATACCGAAGGATTACTCCATTTCGGCTGCACCTCACTTCCGGTGATCGGTACAGTATTTGATTGTCATCGGTAGTCACGTGGAACCGGAAACACCCTGCGCAGATGGCTCCCACGTGCTAAAGCAAGTATGACATTTTTAGGGATCGGAACCTCAGACACAGACATGTCCGTTTTTGCAGTGCTGATAGGCAGAAACGAGAAGGCCAAGATGAGCTTTACATTGAAAAACGGGCAAAAAAAACCGGACATAGTTGTGTCCGGCAGGAAAATATGAGAACGCACAAATAAAAAATAATACCAACAAATAACAGCAAACTCTTGGAAAATTCACATTTATGGTGTATACTAAAATAGTTAAGCTGTATTCAGATTCAAATCACGAGGTGAGAGCATGGAAGAAATCATGAATGACAAATGGATAAGCATAGATGAAGCTGCGGAATATTTAGGAATCAAAACAGTTACTCTTCGCAGCTGGATCAGAAATGGTAAAGAAGGTTTGCCTGCTCAAAAAATCGGAAAACAGTGGAAGTTTAAAATTTCCGAACTCGATGAATGGGTTAAGAGCGGTAAAAGCGCTGACTGATTCAAGGGGAAAATCGAAGAAAATCATTAGACAAGGAGCAGACAAAGATGGCTGTCAAGAAAACGCAATTATATGCATCGCTGTGGGCGAGCTGTGACAAACTTCGCGGAGGCATGGATTCCTCAGAGTATAAGGACTATATCCTGACACTTTTGTTCATGAAGTATGTCACGGATAAATTTAAGAATAAAGGAGCCTATGAAGACATTAGGGTCTTTGATAAGGCACATGATAAAGATCCCGATCCGGAGAAACGGACGGGCTGCTCCTTTGATGACTTTATTGCTCTGAAGGGAAAGAAAAACATCGGCGAAGGTATGGATAAAATCATAGCACGCCTTGCTGACGAGAATACTGACCTGAAGGGTGTTATTGATATTGCTCATTTTAATGATGAGAAGAAGCTGGGAAGCGGTAAGGAAATGGTTGATAAGTTGACCGATCTCATATCCATCTTCCA